CTTGGTTTAAGGATCCTGCTTTAGAAGATATGGGTCGTAAATATTGGAAGAAGAAGTCATACATCTTCCAGGGCTTCGTTACAGAGAATCCTCTTAATGAAGATGCTCCAGAAAACCCAATCCGTCGTTTCGTAATTGGTCCTCAGATTTTCAACATTATCAAGTCGGCACTAATGGATCCAGATATGGAAAATATTCCAACTGACTATCTGAATGGTACAGACTTCCGTCTTGCTAAGACCACAAAGGGTCAGTATGCAGACTACAGCACCAGTAAGTGGGCTCGTAAGGAACGTAGTCTTGATGAAACTGAACTTGCCGCAATTGACAAGCATGGTTTGTTTAATCTAAACGAATTTCTACCAGCTCGTCCAACTGCTGAACATTACACAGCTATTGCTGAAATGTTTGAAGCAAGTGTAAATGGTGATCTATATGATCCTGCACGTTGGGGTAACTACTACAAGCCATATGGTGTTGAAGTACCAGCAAATGCGCCAAGCGCAACTCTACAGAAGGCAAGTGCTCCAGCGGCAAAGCCAACTCCTGCCCCAGTAGCAGAAGACGATGATGTTGCTCCGTTTGATGCAGACGAGCCAAATGCTACTGCGGCTCCTGAACCAAAGCCTGGTCCAGCACTAACAGCAGAAAGCGGTACAGCTAAAAAGTCAGCAGATGATATTCTTGCAATGATTCGCGCTCGTAACAACGGTTAAGGAGCAAACACATGCAGAAACCATTTGACTTGACCAAGTTTCGTACTGGTCTAACTAAAAGCATCACCGGTATTAGTGCTGGCTTTCACGACCCACGTGATTGGATCAGCACTGGTAACTACACACTAAACTACCTCATCAGCGGAGACTTTAACAAAGGTATTCCACTGGGCAAGGTAAGTGTGTTTGCTGGTGAATCAGGTTCAGGTAAATCATTTATTTGTTCCGGCAATATTGTGCGTCACGCACAACAATCGGGCTGTCAGGTTGTTCTCTTTGACTCCGAGAACGCACTTGATGAAGAATGGTTGAAGGCACTAGAGGTCGATACCAGCCCAGAAAAACTACTTCGTATTAGTGTTAGCATGATTGATGATGTCGCTAAAGCCATTTCCGACTTCATGAAAGACTACAAGTCTAATTATGGTGACCTACCCTACGAAGACCAACCTAAGCTAATTTTCGTAATTGATAGCTTGGGCATGTTGCTTACTCCAACTGACGTAGATCAGTTCCAGAAAGGTGACATGAAGGGTGACATGGGTCGTAAGCCCAAGGCACTAACTGCATTGGTAAGAAACACTGTTAACCAGATTGCTCCTTATCCAATTGCACTAATTGCGACTAACCATACATATGCAAGTCAGGATATGTTTGACCCAGACGACAAGATCTCAGGTGGTCAAGGCTTTATCTATGCATCTAGTATTGTTGTTGCAATGCGTAAGCTCAAGCTCAAGGAAGATGAGGACGGCAATAAGATCAGCGAAGTCCGAGGCATTCGTAGTGCTTGTAAGGTGATGAAAACTCGTTACAGCAAGCCCTTTGAAAGCGTACAGATTAAGATTCCATATGAGTCAGGCATGGATCCATATAGTGGACTTTTAGACATGTTTGAAGCAAAGGGCATCTTGGCTAAAGAAGGTAACAAGCTGGCTTACACTTCTCCGGTTACCGGTGAACTCATTAAGGAGTTCAGAAAAGGCTGGACAGGAGCCAAGCTACAGATAATTATTGACGAGTGGAAGCAAAATCCCCTTGCCAGTAAGGATACTGTAGAGGACGCTTCCGCCGATGATTTTGAACCAACACCGGAGGAATACGCAGATGAGTCCTGAAGTTGCACTGCTTGACGAACTATGGGATATTGTAAAAGTACATATCCCAAAGAAGGATCGAGTTGAATTTGCAGAAACAATTTTGAGAACCTTTGAAGATCATCTAAGTTTAGATGACATCGAAGAGCATGTTCAAAGTTTTGATTCAGCAATGAAAGCAGCCATTAAAAGTCATTTTGATTATCTGTTAGATACAGATGACGATGATGACGAATATAACACTGACTGGGATTAAGCATGAGTACTTGGTATAACAAGATTGTAGATGACCTAGGCAATATTGTTCTTTGTATTGACTACTTCGAGGACGAACTTGAAAGTGCCAAGTACGAATGTCGTATCAAGGGCAGTCTAGAGAAATCTAGTTCTGCTCTACCTGGTATCACAGAGCATCGCTTTAATCAACTACAAGAGATTGAAGCGATTCTCGAACACTTGAATATTGAGTTACGCAAAGAGCGTAGCAAAGTGTTTAGAAAGTATTTGGAAGCATACAACAGACAACTCAGTAGCAGAGATGCAGAGAAGTTTGTTGACGGTGAGGAAAGTGTTATTACACTTACTCACCTATGCAACCAATTTAGTTTATTACGCAATAAGTTCCTAGGTATTATGAAGGGCTTAGATACCAAGCAATGGCAAATTGGTCATATTACAAGACTGCGTACCGCAGGCATGGAAGATATTGTAATCAGCTAAATAATGTTATAGGGGGTATTTGTATGAAAGTTAAAAAACTAATTATGAAATACTATGAAGCTATTATCGGCGGTGACAAAGAAGAACAAAAGCGTCTTTGGAAAAAGTCTTTAAAGAAATCACTCAAGGGTAAACACACCGAAGTGATTAGGTGAGGAATATTTATGAAACAAGTTATAGCATTATTTTTAGCTCTAGCAGTAACTACTCCAGCGGTAGCAGGCGGCAGAGACCATTACTATAGAAATTATAATCATCATAACCATCGTCATCACAGCAACGGCGAC